TCGACTGGAAAAACACCGGGGACAACTCTTACGATGGAGAAAAACTAAAGCTATTAGTACACGATGAAAGCGGTAAGTGGGAAAGGCCTACTAATATACTTAACAACTGGCGAGTTACAAAAACTTGTTTAAGATTAGGTAGCCGTATTATTGGTAAATGTATGATGGGCTCAACCTCAAATGCATTAGACAAGGGGGGTAAAAACATTAAAAAATTATATAACGATTCAGACGTTACAAAAAGAAATAAAAATGGGCAAACAAAAAGCGGGTTATATAAGCTTTTTATACCGATGGAGTGGAACTATGAAGGATTCATTGATGAACACGGTTGGCCGGTTTTTGACGTACCTAAGAAAGATCTTCTTGGTCCTCAAGGTGACATTATTGATGAGGGCGTCATTGATCATTGGGAAAATGAAGTTGAAGGATTAAAAGACGATCCGGATGCGTTAAACGAGTATTATCGTCAATTCCCACGAACAGAACAACACGCTTTTAGAGACGAGTCTAAGCAATCGTTATTTAACTTAACTAGGATCTATCAACAAATAGATTACAACGATGAGCTAAAAAACAATACAATGGTTACGAAAGGAAACTTTCAATGGGAACACGGAATTAAAGATACAAAAGTAATGTTTTATCCAAACAAAGACGGAAGGTTTTATATTACTTGGGTCCCTAATCAAGAACAACAGAATCACATAATAATAAAGAATGGTATTAAGTATCCAGGAAATGAGCACATGGGTGCCTTTGGTTGTGACAGTTACGATATTAGTGGTGTCGTTGGCGGCGGCGGCTCTAACGGAGCTTTACATGGATTAACTAAATTTTCAATGGAGGATGTACCTCCTAATCATTTCTTTTTAGAATACATAGCTAGACCTTCAACTGCTGAAATGTTTTTTGAAGATGTACTTATGGCTATAGTGTTTTACGGTATGCCGATATTATGCGAAAACAACAAACCAAGACTGCTTTACTATTTAAAGCGCAGGGGATATAGAGGCTTTAGTATTAATAGACCGGATAGATCTTATAATAAGTTATCTTTGTCTGAAAAAGAAGTGGGGGGAATACCTAATTCAAGTGAAGATATTAAGCAGGCGCATGCCTCGGCAATTGAAACTTATATAGAAGACTTTGTTGGTCAAACAAAAGAGGGGTACGGTGATGTTTATCTACAAAGAACACTAGAAGACTGGGCCAAGTTTGATATAAACAACAGAACAAAGCATGATGCATCAATAAGCTCCGGCTTAGCTTTAATGGCATGCAACAAGCACAGATATAGCCCCAAGGGAGCTATCGTAACAAAAAAATACTCCCTAGGGTTTAAAAAATACGACAACAACGGAGCCACTTCAAAAATAATACAATAGATGAATGTAAGTACAAATATTAATAGTACATTTCCTGATCAGGTAGTAAGTGATGCTGAAAAAGCAACACTGGAATATGGACTACAGGTTTCTCGCGCTATTGAGCAAGAGTGGTTTAATTATGGGGGAGCGGGATCAAATAGATATGCAAGTAATTGGAATAACTTTCACAATCTTAGATTATATGCAAGAGGAGAACAAAGTGTCCAAAAATATAAAGACGAATTAGCTATTAATGGTGATTTGTCTTATTTGAATTTAGATTGGAAACCAGTACCTATCCTTTCAAAATTTTCAAATATAGTTGCAAATGGTATTACTCAAAAGCAATACGATATATCCGCATATTCGCAGGATCCCGATTCGTTAAAGGCTAGAACCAAATATGCACAGGACTTGCTTTTTGACATGGTAACCGTAGAAGCAAGAGCTGAAGCTGGATCTGTAATACCCATGAATTTAAGTAAATCCGGTATTCCGGATGAAAAGCTACCTGAGTCAATGGAGGAAAGAGACTTACACATGCAACTTAAATACAAACCCGCTATAGAAATCGCGGAAGAGGAAGCTATTAATACTGTATTAGCTACAAACGAATACGATTTAATTCGGGCACGAGTGAATCAAGATTTAGTTAATATTGGGATAGGTATAACTAAAACGTCGTTTAATACAGCGGAAGGCATAGTTCTAAACTATGTGGATCCAGCTTACTGCGTTTGGTCTTACACGGAAGATCCTAATTTTAACGACATATATTATATAGGGGAAGTTAAGTCTATAACCATACCAGAACTTAAAAAAGAATTTCCTAATATATCTAATGAGGAACTCGAAAGAATTCAAAAATCACCAGGCAATCGCCGATTGATACGTGGATTTGAAAACTACGACTACAACACGGTACAAGTCTTGTATTTTGAATACAAAACCTATACAGATCAGGTATTTAAAATAAAGAGGACAGATAGCGGGTTAGAAAAAGCAATTGAAAAAACCAGTGAGTTTGACCCTCCGCCTAATGACAATTTTGAAAGAGTGTCTAGATCTATTGAAGTATTATATCAAGGGGCTAAAGTTATTGGAACAGATATAATGCTAGATTGGAAGCTGGCTGAAAATATGACTCGCCCTCTAGCGGATACAACTAGAGTAGAAATGAATTATTCTTTAGCTGCCCCTAGAATGTATAAAGGAGCAATACAGTCGCTTATAAGTAAATGTATAGGGTTTGCTGACGTTATACAGCTTACTCATCTTAAAATACAACAGGTATTATCTAGAATGGTTCCTGACGGGATATTTTTAGATGTTGATGGGTTAGCCGAAGTTGATTTAGGTAATGGCACAAATTACAATCCAGCGGAAGCGTTAAACATGTACTTCCAAACAGGTTCAGTTATTGGTAGATCACTGACGCAAGATGGAGATATGAATAGAGGTAAGGTTCCGATACAGGAATTAGCTAGCTCGTCTGGTATATCTAAAATACAATCTTTAATTACCGCATACAACTACAATATGCAAATGATTAGAGATGTAACCGGATTAAACGAAGCCCGCGACGGAAGCATGCCAGATGCCAACGCTCTAGTAGGGCTGCAAAAAATGGCAGCAAACACATCTAACACAGCTACAAAACATATACAAGATGCCAGCATACAATTAACATTAAGCACTTGCGAAAACATATCCCTTAAAATAGCGGATGTTTTAAGCTTCCCTCTTACTAAAAATTCTTTAATGAATAGTGTGTCCACATTTAATGTAGAAACATTAAAAGAAATTGTAAATCTTAATCTTCATGATTTTGGTATATTTTTGGAAATGGAACCAGACGATGAAGAAAGAGCTGAGCTGCAAAAAAATATATCAATTGCTCTACAAACCAAAGAAATTGATATAGAAGATTCAATTGATATAAATCAAATTAGAAACCTTAAGCTAGCTAATCAAATGCTAAAACTTAAGCGTAAAAAGAAGCAAGAAAGAGAGCAGGCTTTAGTACAACAAAACATACAAGCGCAAGCGCAGGCTAATGCCCAGGCTTCTGAAAAATCTGCAATGGCTGAAGTGCAAAAGCAGCAAGCGTTAACAGCGGAAAAAGTTGCAATAGAACAAGCCAAGTCTAACTTTGAAATGCAAAGAATGCAGGCGGAGGCGCAAATTAAAAAAGAATTAATGGCAACAGAGTTTCAATACAGTTTGCAATTAGCTAAAGCGCAAATGCAGGCTACAAAAAGTAAAGAAGCAGAGATTGAAGATCGCAAAGATAAAAGAATCGAAAAAGAGGGGTCGCAACAAAGCCAGTTAATAGAACAAAGACAAACACAAGGATTACCTAAATACTTTGAGTCGGCTGGTAATGATAATCTAGGGGGGTTTGATTTATCTCAATTCAATCCTCAATAAATATCTATTTAATAATTATATAATATCATATCATGAGTGAAAAAACAGAAGGGTCTTTTAAGATTCAAACCAAGCCAAGACTTACTGAAGAACAAATAGCTGCTCGAAATAAAGAGCCACTAGTGGATGTCCCAAGTAATGTAACTAGAGTAGTAATACCTAAAAAAGGAGTAGATGCCGTTCAAGAGCCAAGCACAGAAAAAGTGGATGTGGATGAATCAGCCGGAGATAGCCCGGCAATGGTCGGAGAAGTATCCGAGCAAGTCATCAAAGAAGTTACCGAAGAAAGTAAACAAGAAAAAGAAGTAAAACCAGTTGTAGTACAGCCTGAGTTGCCTGAAAACATTACCAAGTTGGTAGATTTTATGAAGGAAACAGGAGGCACAATGCAAGATTACTTAAGATTAAATACTAATTATGACGATGTAGATCGAGACGTATTAGTAAAAGAATATTACAAAAACGCTAAGTCCCACTTAAGCTTAGAAGAAATCGATTTTATGATCGAGGACAACTTTGCGTTTGACGAGGATTTAGATGAGGAGCGAGACATCCGTAGAAAAAAACTTGCATATAAAGAAGAGGTTGCAAAAGCCCGTACGTTTTTAAACGAAACCAAGGATAAGTATTACGATGACATCAAGTTGAAGTCGCCTACGCTTACGGAGGATCAAACTAAAGCATCGGATTTTTTTAATCGATATAAAGAGGACCAGGAAAGAAACGTTGCTAACCACGAAAAGTTTAAAGCCAGCACTAATCAATTACTTAATGAAAATTTCGAAGGTTTCGATTTTACATTAGGTGAAAAAAAATTTAGATATGGCGTACAAAACCCATCACAGGTAGCAGAAACACAATCAGACATCAGTAATTTTATAGGGAAGTTCCTTGGCAAAGATGGCGCGATTGAAGATACCGCAGGGTATCATAAAGCATTGTATGCAGGTGCAAATGCCGATAAAATGGCAAATCACTTTTACGAACAAGGCAAAGCGGATGCAATTAGAGATGTTGTAAACAAATCTAATAACACTTCAAGTGGAGCAAGAAAAGCCGCGCCGATAGACGGGGCAAGGTTTGGGGCATACAAAGTAAAATCAGTTTCTGGAGCGGACTCAACAAAACTAAAAATTAAAAAGTTTAAAAATTAATAAAAATGAGTTTATTACCACAATTTGGGGCAATTGTCCCTTCACAACAACAGTCGCTACTTGCGACAAATTACCTGCAATGGAATAATAATGGCGGAGCAGCTGGAATTCCAGGAAACTTTGCTGATTTTGCACAGCAGTATTTACCAGAAATCTACGAAGCAGAAGTAGAGCGTTATGGAAACAGAACGTTATCTGGATTCTTACAAATGGTTGGCGCTGAAATGCCAATGACATCTGATCAAGTTATTTGGTCTGAACAAAACCGTTTACATATTTCTTACGACAACGTTACCGTTACTGGTGGTGCTGCCGGAACAGGATTAGCAATACCTATTGCCGCAGGAATAATTAACGTAATATCTATTAATGATACTATTGTTATTCTTGACCCAGCAACTGGGGTAGAAGCAAAAGGTATTGTTACAGCTTCAGGGGCTGCCGCAGGAACAGGGGCTTTAACAGTTCAGCTTTATAGCGGATTAACATTAGGAGCAACTTTCGGAGCACCTCTTGCCCTTAAGATATTTGTTTACGGATCTGATTATTCTAAAGGAACTTCAATGGTTGCTGGTGGCGCCGGAAATTCTAACCCAAGAGTAAGTGTTGAACCTGTATTAACGCAGTTTTCAAATTCACCAATTATTATTAGAGATCAGTATGTTGTATCTGGATCAGATACTGCGCAGATCGGATGGGTGAATGTAGCAACTGAAGATGGGACTGACGGATACTTATGGTATTTAAAAGCAGCATCTGAAACACGTTTACGTTTTGAAGATTATTTAGAAATGGCAATGGTAGAAGGGGAATTAAACCTGAAT